AGGATTAGACGACCCGTTTAAGGGCGAGGATTATTTTACACTTCGGGCGGCTTTAAATTTGCCAGAGTTCGGCGCTCAACTTACGGAGCCGGCTTTTACTTCGGTCCCTCTTAATGGTACTAATACAGTGGGAGCGGCTTTGCCTTATTTAGTTAGTAGAGTAAATAACGACGGAACAACGGAAATACATGGCTCAGTAGACTTAAAAGTAGCTAACCAGGTGGGTACTCCTATACTTGCAATTGTTCCCTCGGGAGCTTATAACGTTAATTCGTTGGGGTCTATTCCTTTAAACTCAGTGGCAGACGGAAACAACTATTACCCCGTTTTAATAGCTAGCGACGGAGGTATTAGAGTAAAAGAGCCGTTAGCCGGTTGGCCTGGCATAGATGTAGAGATAGTTATAAGCGCGAAATTTTACGGAAATACAACCGTTCCAACGCCTTACAGCTACAAAAAAGACTTTTTAAATATCACTTAGTCGGGTGGTTTTCAAAATAGAAATCTAATATTTCGCGTAAAAGGGAGGCCGTAGAGGTCTCTTTTTTTTGCTTTAATTTTTGGAATAACATACGGCGGCGGCCATGTATCCAACATTTAACCTCTATTTTAATACTCATAACTTAATTTTTAAGTGGACCAACTTAGCCCAACTACTTACAAAAGTACAAAATTAACCCGTTAAAGTTAACTATTTTAGTGTTTAAATGGAAAATTTCAACTTTATAACGAACTTCATAAGCGGACAAAACACCGCTAAAATGTTTATCCGTAAGTCTATAGGAGGCGAAAACGGTATAAACGGCGAAGTGTTCGGGCGAGAAATGGAATTTTTAGCAGCTAACGGAGTAGAGGAGGTTATTATAGATATAAACAGCGGCGGCGGCTCAATAGTCGAGGGATTCGCTATTTATTCAGCTATAAAGGACGCACCTTTAAAAACTACTACTAGAGTAATAGGTTTAGCGGCATCAATGGCCGGGATAATTTCACAGGCGGGAGATAAGCGAGTAATTTTAGATTATGCTTTATTTCACAGCCACGGGCCACAGGTCCCAAAGGGGAAAACGGTAGAAAAGGAGCTTTTAAACAAAATGTTAGGCTCTTTAAAAACAATGATTAGCGCAAAAACAGACCTACCAGAGGACAAGGTTAGCGAAATGTTAGAGGGCGAAAATGTTTTAACAGCGGTAGAGGCGAAACAAAAGGGGTTTTTCGATGAGATCGAAGTAACTAGAGGGTTAAAACCTAATTTAGAGGTTAATAATACTATTGAAACCCTATACGAATTAACAAACAATTTTTTAACAAATAACAACGAAATGAGCAAATTAAGCGAAATTTTAAAATTAGAAAACGCTACAGAGACGCAAATTTGCGAAACTGTAGAAAGTTTACAAGCTACAGCCGGAGAGGTTGAAGGCTTAAAAAACGACTTAGAGGCTAAAACTACAGAGTTAGAGGCTAAAGTTTCAGAAGTTGAAGCGGCAGAGGCTAAGGTTACAGAGTTAGAGGCTAATATTTCAGAAATGAAAAAGGAGGCGGCTACTTCATTAATTGAGAACGCTATTAAGTCGGGACAAATTAAAGAGGAGTCTAAAACTAACTGGATTGAGCAAGCTACTAACGACCTAGAGGCTACAAAATCACTTTTAAGCGGTATTAGTTCAAGCGCTAAGGCGGTGGAACTTTCTAACGAGATCGTAGTAGACGAGGTAGAAAACGAGCGCAAGGAGTGGGATTTTCAAAAGTGGGGACAAGAGGACCCAAAAGGATTAGAGAGAATGAAAAATGAAGACTCCGAAAAATTCGAGGCTTTATTTAACGCATATTTAGAAGATTAACAAAAAAAATATTAATAATTAAAATTTAAAAAAATGGCAGAACAAATAATTAAACTGTTTAGCAAAGATTTACAGGAGAATTTATTTCCTAAAAACGAATTTTACAAGCAGTCAAAAGTAGACGGAAACATAGGCGCAAAATTCGGGAGCGTAGAAGTACCACAAGCGGGGGCGGTTCCTGGTGTAGTTGTTAACCCTTCATCATTTCCTTTAACACCGTCTCAAAGAGTAGACGACGTTAAGACGTACAACGTAGACTTATACGCAACAGACGCAATCCATATCGAGGACGTTAACGAAATCGTTACAAACTACTCTAAAAGAATGGACATTTTAAAGGACCACACTAGAGAGTTAAACACTAGAATAGCGGACGAGATCGCTTACTCATGGGCTCCAACTTTGGCGGCTAACAAGTCTTTTACAACAGGAACGGCGGACGGTTCGGCATTGGCTCCAGGAGCAACAGGAACAAGAAAGGCGTTAACTAGAGAAGATTTAAGCGACTTGGCTATTAAATTCGATATTGACGACGTGCCAGAAGGCGCTAGAAATATGCTAGTAGATGCTAGATTGTACGCTCAATTATTGAAAATTGATTCTTTTATTAACTTTGACTACACTAACAGAAAGCCAGTTGTAGACGGACAAGTAGGGGAGATTTTTGGAATGAAAGTGTTTAAGAGAAGTAAAGCAGTTTATCACGATGTATCAGGCGTTAAAAAAGCGGTTGGAGCGGCTACAGCGGTAGACGATAACCTAGCAATTATCGCATGGGCGGACAACATGGTAAGGAGAGCAGAGGGAGCGGTTAAAGTTTACGCGGATATCGACAACCCACTTTACTTAGGTTCAATCTTTAACGCTAGCGTTAGAGCGGGCGGAACAGCTTCGAGAACAGACGAGAAAGGGATTTACTCACTTATCCAAGGAGTTTAATAATGGCCTCTAAATTAGAGACATTAGCTAAAAGGTATTTTAACAAGTCGGAGGTAGTATTTATAACCTCCGACGGGTTAGCCTTTTTAGAATATCCCTACGCGCTAAGACACGCGGAAAAAAATGGCTTAACAATTAAAGAATTTAAGAAACCTAAAAAAAAGGTAAAAAATGGCACTAAATAAGGTTATTTTTAACATTAACACCGCGGGTTTAGGCACTCCTTTAGCGTCTAAAGATCACATTAGCGGTTTAGTGTTCTATAACGATGTTTTACCTAGTGGCTTTTCAGTATCCGAGAGAATAAAAACTATTTTTTCTCTAGAGGAGGCGGAAGGCTTAGGAATTATCGAAGGTAGCGCGGACCACGGCGTAGAGTGGTATCACATAAGAGAGTTTTTCCAAAAACAGCCAAGCGGCGAGTTATGGCTTGGATATTTCGCGGAGCCAGTAGGAGCGCCGGACTTCTTAGAGGTTGCGACGTTGCAAAACACGGCTTTAGGAACTATTAGACAAGTAGGCGTATTTTTCGTAGGTGCGGCATTTGCAGACGCTCAGGTTACGGCATTGCAAGCGGTAGCGACTACCTTAAAAGGGGAGTCTAAGCCTTTGAGTATCTTATACGGCCCAGACATTAGCGGGACGGCGGATTTATCAACGTTGAGCGATCAAAGACTTTTAACAGCTCCTAACGTTTCGGTGTGTATCGGACAAGACGGAGGCGGAAAAGGCGCGGCTTTATTTGTGTCAACTTCAAAGTCAGTAACAGACCTAGGGGCGAAACTTGGGGCAGTATCTAACGCAAATGTTAACGAGTCAATTTCTTACTATGAGAAATTCCAAATGGTAACAGACGGGACGGAGTTTGACACTCCCGCATTTGCTAACGGCGACTTAGTAAGTACAGCGGCTACGGCATTAGTTGAGGCAATCGACGACAAAGGCTACATTTTCTTAGTTAAAGAGGTAGGATTTTCTAACACTTTCAACTCAGATTCTTACAGCTCGGTAGCGGTTACTAACGATTTGGCAACTATTGAGAATAACAGAACAATAGACAAGGCTACAAGAAATTTAAGAACTTTAATAGTTCCTAAATTGGGTAGCCCGTTAAGAGTTAACGAGGACGGAACTTTAAGAGAGGACACAATAAAAACTTTTAAAGCACTTGGCGACGTTGCACTATCTAAAATGGAGGCAGACGGCGAGTTAAGCGCTTACGAGGTTATTATTAACGCGGCTCAGGACGTAGTAACAAGCGGACAGTTAGAAATAACAGTCAAGTTGGTGCCAGTAGGCGTAGCGCGCGAGATCGTAATTAATTTGGGCTTTGTCCCTAACTTATAAAATTATAAAATTATGGCAGATTTTACACCATTAGTAAACGGACAGGCCTACGCTTACGCGGATATTATTGTAACTATTGCGGGGTCCCCACTTGCGGGGATTACCGCAGTATCTTACAGCGATAGCCAGGAAGTAACGGAAAACTTTGGAGCGGGGAGGTTCCCAGTATCCAGAGGATTAGGCAAAATTGAGAGCGAGGCGACTATTACAATAGATAGGGCCGAGTTAAACGCTTTAATAGGAGCGGCAGCGGGCAACAGATTACAAAACATAGGCGAGTTTGATATTACGGTTTCTTACGTACCGGAGGCGAGCGCTCCAAAAACAGACATTTTAAAAAATTGCAGATTTAAAAACACCGTAGGAGGAGCAACAGAGGGCGACTCTAACGTAGTAGCAGAATTAGAGTTGGCGGTTTCGCATATTCAATGGAACGCCTAACTAAAGATAATCTTTTTTCGTAGGGGGATTTTTGATTTTTTCAATGTGTTTAAAGGGGGGTTTTTTTAACCCCCTTTTTTTGTTACCTTTGTTAAAATTAAAATCAACAGCATGAAAAAAGACGAAATTAAAAAACTAAAGGCCGAACATGGCACAATTTACCGCCTGGATATTCCAACGGCAGAGGGCGAAGAAACGTTAATTTTAAAATCCTTAGACCGCGTAACATATAGCGCCGGGGCTAAGATCATGGAAAAGGACGAACTACAGGCGGCGGAGCTATTTTTAAGGTCCTTAACAGTTGGGGGGACAGTAGACGTAGAGGAGATTATTAAGGATTTTAACGCGCTAAGGGCGGCGGCTCCTTTACTTGTTGAGATCATAGCCCCAAAAGTGGGAAACGTAACAAAGTTGTAAAAATATTAGAGGGTTTAGACTTAAGACTGGCCCACCAGTTCGGAAACTTTCGAGCGGCTAATTTTTACGACGCTAAAATTAAGGAGTTAGACGTCGATAATAACCCCGGCTTGCAATGGGACGCCCTTTTAAGGTATCATTTTAAAGTGGACCCCGACACGTTAGAGGATAAAGAATATTTTAAACTTCTGGCCTCCTTAGAGTGGGTTATTAGAACGGAAAACGAAAAATATAAGGACTAAAAAGGGGGGTTATTTACCCCCTTTTCTTATTTTTGTTAACATGGCAGAAAAGACCCAGTATGTAATAGAGTTAAACGACAAGTTAAGTCCAGGACTAAAAAAGGCAATAGCTAACGCCACGGGGTTGGATAATAAAATGTCGGGAGTCTCTAAAAGAGGCTCTAAGGGAATGGGAATGCTTGGCGGGGCTATTAAAAGCCTAGCGGGTCCGCTTGCACTTGCGGCGGCAGCTTTTAAAGGGTTTCAATTCGCTAGTGAGTCAGTAGCTCAGGCGCGAAACTTTGAGAGCTTAACAAACGCTATTAATTTCGCTAGTGGCTCAGTAGAGGAGGGGGCTAAGAATATGGAGTTTTTGCGCCAAAGGTCCGAGCTATTAGGGACGGACTTATTAGCCACTACAGAGGGTTTTAAGCAGTTTAGCGGGGCAATGATAGGGACCAGTTTAGAGGGACAAGCTACGCGGGATATTTTCGACGGTGTAAACGTTGCGGCCTCAGTAATGGGATTAAGCGCGGACGACGCTAAAGGCTCGTTTTTAGCCCTTAGTCAAATGATGGGTAAGGGAAAAGTTAGCGCGGAGGAGCTTAGGGGACAACTCGGGGAGCGTATCCCGGGGGCGTTTAACATTGCGGCGCGTGCTATGGGGGTAACTTCGGCGGAACTCGATAAAATGATGTCTAACGGCGAGTTAATGGCTGAGGACTTTCTACCAAAGTTTAGCGACGAGTTAAAAAAGACGTTCGGCCCGGGGTTAGAGAAGTCAGTTAACAGCGCTCAGGCTAATTTAAACCGCTTTAACAATACCATGTTAGAGATTAAATTAATTTTAGGCCGTACTTTGTTACCAGTTGTTAATAGTGTAATGAGCGCCTTTAAAAAGGGGTTTCAATTCTTAAAGAGAAATATAGACGCTATTAAAGTGGCTTTTCAGCCGCTAATAGATTTATTTAACCGTTATAGAGAGATTTACTCTAACTTTTTGAGTGAGTTAAGCGGCGGCCAGTCAATTATAGAAATGTTTAAAAGCGCGTTAACTGGAATAGGTAAAGTTTTACGATTTTTAGAGCCTTTATGGAATAGCATTTTAGGGATAATTGAAACTTTATTTAAAGAAGTAGTAAAAATATGGGGCGCTTTCGATGGACTTTTAACACGTTTCCCGATCATTGGGAAAACTTTTCGCGGTTTAGTTTTTGTTATTCGCGAGGGCTTTATTACTATAGCGAAGGAGGCTAAAACACGTTTAGGCGGAGTAGGCGACCTTTTGAGCGGGGTATTTTCGGGAGACACGGCGCAAATTAAACAAGGTTTAAAGGGGTTAGCTTTAGGACTAGCGGGAACGGGCGAGGATTTAGGGGAAAACTTTTCTAACGCATGGAGAAAAGGATTTAACGAAGGATTCGACACCCCAGACCTAAAGGTTAAAGGGTTAACCTCAGCAAAGCCCGCAAATTTCGACGACGTACTAAAAAGCGGAGCGAGAGGACCAGGAGGCACAACGGCGGCGGGCCTAGCGGGAGCGGGCGGTAAAAAGGCAAGCACTAAATTAAACGGGGTAAAATCCGGACGGCCTACAAATATAAATATAGATATAGGGAAACTAATAGAGACGTTTAACGTAACAGCGACTAACTTAGAGGACATTAATAACAAAACTAAGGACCTAGTAGCTCAGGCGCTTTTAAGCGCGGTTAATAACGTTAATAACATAGCTAGATAATGCCAAAACCTCAGAAAATAACGGGTAAATTTACCCCAACAGTAGACCCCGAAATAGTATTAAAAGGCTTCGGGCTACAGGCTTTAAAAGCTAAATTTTACGGCTCATTATTAGAGGCCGAGGAGGAGGACGGAAACGACCCCGACGGAGACAGTTATTTAGGTACTCCCGTTTTTGCTAACCTTACGTTTATTCCTGGGAAATATAAAGATAATAAAGGTAAACCTATAAGTTATGGCACTATTTACGCCAACGACAAGAGTAACGAAAACTTTGTAGTTAACACGGTATTAATAGACGTCTCACAGCAAAAACAAATCATTAAAACGAATATCCAAGGCGTAGCGGGCACGGTTAAAGAATACATTAGCAAAGGAGACTACCAAATTACTATAAGAGGCGCGTTAGTTGAGGAGAGTTCTTTAAAATATCCAGAAATACAGACGCAACAATTAAGGCAATATTTAGAGGCGGAGACGGCTATAGGGGTAGCGAGTAGGTTTTTAAATGATATTTTTAGTATCGACGACATAGTAGTAGAGTCCTTTACGTTTCCACAACAAGAGGGCTACCAAAATGTCCAACTTTTTGAAATTTCGGCAGTCTCAGACGAGCCGGTAGAGTTGTCGGTTTTAAACAATAATTTAAGCGAGGGGGCGACTACTTAAATGGATAGGCTAGATAGTAAAATAGAGTTTAGACGGGCCTTTGAGGAGTCGGCAGTTCAAGAGATTTGTTTTTTAACGGAGTTAAATATAGATTCTAGTTATGACAATTTAACGGACCAGGCTAAATTAATAATCCCTAAAAAAATTAGGTATAAAAAAGAGGACGGCACGGAGGCGGACAGTATAACCAGAGGGTCCAATCCATTATTTAAAACGGGCGACGAGGTTAAAATTTCACTAGGTTATAACGGGCAGTTAACGCAGATTTTCCAAGGTTTTATTAGTGGGATTAGACAAAAATTCCCCTTACAATTCGAGTTACAAGACGAAATATACCAGTTAAAAAAAACTAGTGTAACCCTTTCTTTAAATAATCCAAAGTTAAGCGATTTACTAGGCTTAATTTTACCTACTGGGATAGTTTACGAGATCACAGCGGAGCAAAATCTAGGACAATGGAGGATAAGCAACGCAACGCCCGCGGAGGTTTTAAATGAGTTAAGGAAAAAACATGGTATTTATTCCTTTTTTAGAAATGGTATTTTATACGTCGGGCTTAGTGTAGTCTCAGCCATTCAAAAAACGCACACTTTTAACTTTTTTACCCCTCAGATAATAACAGCGGAGGCGCTTAACTACTTAGATGCTAGCGAGCGCAAAATTAAAGTAGTATGTAAGTCTATAGACAATGCTAATAACACTTTAGAGGTTAAAGCGGGGGACGACGAAGGGGAAACCAGAACGTTATATTTTAACAACTACACTAAAAAAGCGTTAGAGGACACAGCTAAAAGACTAGCGAAAGAGTTAAAATACTCAGGTTACGAGGGTAATTTTACAGCCTTTGCCACTCCCGCGGTAAACCATGGGGATATTATAGAGCTAATAAACTCAGAGATACCAGAACAAAGCGGCGGTTATATTTGCGACAGAGTAGTAACGCGCGCGGGTTGGGGTATAGGCGGGAGACAGGATATTTACATAAAACAAAAGGTTTACGACTTGGACAGCGAAGGCAACCAGGTAAAAATTAGTGAATAATGGCGGGGACTCAGGATTTAGGGGATTTAATTAGAAGATTAACAGAGAACAACGAGGAGCTTTATAGTTTACCTTGTAAGGTTAAGGAGGTAGACGGCGAGACGGCCACGTTAGCGCCCTTGAATGGAGACGCGGACCTATTGGACGTAAAACTAACAGCCGGAGCCTCCGAAACACCTCTTTTAATTACCCCAGTTATAGACTCGGTAGTTATAGCCACCTTTTTAAGTAAGGACACGGCATTTATAAGCCTCTACTCAGAAATTGAGAGCGTAGCCATTCGAGGCGATCAGTTCGGCGGGTTAATTAAGATCGAGGAGTTAGTTAGTAAGTTAAACCGCTTAGAGGACAAGGTTAACGGGTTGGTTAGTAAATTTAATTCTCACGGACACCCCTATGTTATTTCAACAGGGCCAGCTCCTAACCCTACCGCGCCACCTTTAAGCCAAGAAACCCCAATAGCTCCAACCACTCAAAGGGCGGACCTAGAAAACGAAAACGTTAACCACGGTTAAAATACTTAGTCCACTTACAACCCCCTAACGGCGTTTTTTCTTATTTTTGGGTTCATGGCTAAGGACTTAAAACTAGATAATAACGATTTATTTATAGACCCAAACACGGGAGACTTTGCCCTAACGGAGTCCGACACTCAGCACGTTAAAGATATTATTAATTGCTATGTAGGTTGGTATAAAGAATTCCCAACTATAGGCGTAGGGGTTAAAAGGTATTTAGGGCGTCCGGGTAGTTTTCAAGTCTTAAAAAGAGAGATTAAACTACAGCTAAAAAGCGACAACTATAGAGCGGATAATATTAAGGTTAGCGGAAACGAAATTTACATAACAGGCGAAAGAGTTAAAAATTAGCATGGCACAATATACAACAGAGAGCGGGCAGACTATTTTTGATTTAAGCGTACAGCTTTACGGCAACGCATCAAACGCCGTTAAATTATTGAGTGATAACCCAACTTTACAAGGGTTCGGTAAGTTGATACCTGGGGGGACGGTAGTAGAATACACCCCGCCGCTAGGCTTTACGGTTTCGACATTTTTAAGCAATAAAAACAAAACATCCAACACAGGAACGGGCAACCCTTTACAAGGGAGCGGGTTCGATGATGGTTTTACAATAAACGGATTTTACTAATGGCAGTAACTAAGAACACCAACGATTTATTAACACAGGCGGCAACTAACCAACCGGACAACACTACTCAACAGATTAGCCCGGCGGACGTTAGGGAAATGTCCGAAAATTTAGCGGTTAGTAACTACAATAAAATCACAGACGCGGCCCTAGTAGGGTTAAAAGACTTTTCCACTTTGGTAGCTTATGAGAGTGGCCAAGGGGTAACGGTTAGCGGGGATATTTACATTTCTAATAAGGTAACAGGACCGGGAGCATTTACCCCGGCGGACTGGGATTTATACGCGTCTTTAAGCGCGGCGGATAAGGCTAAATTAGATTTTATTACCGTTACAAGTTCGGCGGACTTGGACCAGATGCAGACCGACATAGCAGCACTAGAGGGGGCGAGGATTAATAAAGGAACTTTCGACCCTAGCGGGGGAGTTTTCCCAGGAGGCGGAACGGCGCAAGACGGTTGGACGTGGATAAGTATAGGGACGGGGACCATTGACGGCATGGAAATAAACCCAGACGACGCGGTAGTAGCGGTAGTAGACAACGCGGGGACAGGCACAGCGGCGGACTGGCATTTACAAGACAATAGCGACAAGGTTTTAAGCGTAAACGGGCAGACGGGGACGGTAGTAGTAACCAAAACCGACGTAGGCCTATCTAATGTGCCTAACGTAGACGCAACGGACAGAGCTAACCACACAGGGACGCAAACGGCTAGCACAATTAGCGATTTTGACACGGAGGTAAGTAATAACACGGACGTAACGGCCAACACGGCGAAAGTTAGCAACGTTACCACGGATTTAACCGAGGGTACGGCCACCACTACAACGGTAGACGTTAACAGCTCCGACGGAACTAACGCAACTTTACAGCCCGCGAGTACTATTAGAGCGGGGGTAATGAGTAAGGCAAAATTCGACGAGGTAGAGGCTAATAATTCAAAGGTAACTAACGCAAATCACTCCGGTGATATGTCAGGTAGTGGAATTTTGACGGCAAATCCGACATTGATTAGTGGAAAGTCTACGTTAGGAAGTTTATCAGGAACAGAAGAATTTTTGATTAATGACGGGGGCGTATTAAAAAAGGTTTTGGCTAGTAATGTAGGGGGCGCAGACGGTAACGGGATTTATGATGGTAATGGAGCGCTACCAACGGGAGTTACTACAGTTGACTTTGATACAAACAGTGCTACGGTTTTAGAGTTCTCAGGCGGAAAAATAAAAACCGTAACCGATGATGATGCCTTATTAAGTTCTTTAATACTTTACCGTAAAAGACCAGCGGGTTGGGGCACGTCTATTGACTTTACTCTAAATAACTCTTTAAATGTAGAAACCGAATACGCGCGGGTTATAGGTTGGAACAATGGAGATAACGACGGTTGGTTGAGTTTAGACACTAGAGTTGGCGGGGCTATGAAGCCTTTCTTTATTGCTAAGAACGGTTTACATGGTTTTTATAGCGGTGGCACGGCATCTAATACAAATCCAAACGCAGCCCTAGAGGTTAGAAGTAACGCTACAGGAGGCGGTAATTTAATGACAATGTACACCAATGTAGGCGGTACAGACTTACAACATTGGTTTCAAGATAATGGCGATATTAGATTTGCTTATACAAGCGGAAACGTAGGGATTGGATTAACAACAAGTCCAAGCGCAAAGCTCCACGTAGGCGGCACTACTTTACTAGGTGGTAATACTCAAATAGATGGCTCTTTAAAAGTTAATAGTGGAGCGTTAGATAATTACATTAATGGTAGTGGTGGATTAGGTATTAACTATACAGATGCACAGGGGAATGCGTTGTTCGTTAGAGGGTCAGCATCTAAACCACCATTAAGGGTTGATGCAACAACTCCTTTTGTCTTTGGGATTCAAGCAAACGATGTGGCTTTCTTCCAAAAAGATTTAATCGTTGGATTTACATCAAACCTTGGTGGTAGGTTAAGTGTATTAGGAGCAGCTGGTTCAAACGTTGCTACATTTGTAACAGCAGGAACAGCAGAGATACCAATGACAATTGATAGTGATGGATTAACAGGTTTAGCTGATAGCCCAGGTAACATAAGGAATGCAAACTCAGTATTAACGATTACATCTTCAAATACAACAACAGATAGAGCACATTTATTTTTTAATCCAATAACAGCAGCAAAAGCAAGTGGGATAACAGCGGCAGACGGGCAAATGATTTACGTAAACTCAACAGATGCAACTTTTACAAGTGTTGGTTTTTGGGGTAGAGAGAATGGAGTATGGATAAAACTTTAATAATTTAAAACAATAATAAAATGACAATTTCAGAAAAAAGTACAGAATTAGGAATTGACTTAGCACAAATAGCTTTGGATAAATACGGGGTAAGTAAATGTAAGGTTAATGATTCTTTTCATTGCTTCACGACAAAAGGAGGCGAGAAAAGTAATATTTACATTTACGATGACAACGAGGTAAAAATCCACGAGGGTTATTTCAGATGGGACGACGACACACTAGCGGAGGGGTCCACTTTAGCAGAGGTAGAGGCGGCGTTTAAGGCTTTTATCGACGCTCAGGAGTTTAACCCAGTGGCTACAGATGTAGTAGAATACGAAGAAATTGTTTAATTTTGAGGCTTAACCTTAAAATTTAATACAATGGAAGAAAACAAAGAGTTAACCCTAGAGGA